CCGACCCAGTTCGTGCAAACCAATAACTGGGCGATCCAGGGAATGAATCACATCATGGATCAGTACATCCCGATCGTGGTGACGACGGCGGGCGTCCAGAACACCGTTTGGGGTTTGACCTACGACCCCAGCTCTCAAAACCGTCCGTCTCTTGAGATGGGCTTCCTTTCGGGCTACGACACGCCGCAACTCTATCAGAAGGTGCCCAACACCATGCGGGTCGGCGGCGGCGTTGATCCGATGCTGGGCGACTGGCGCTCGATGGATCAGGAACTGAAGATTTTGACTGTGTTCGGTGGCACCCAGATCGACGGACGTTCGACCGTGGGCTCTACCGGCCAAAACGTTTAGTCTCCTCCGGACTAACCATGAAGACTCCGTTGATCGATCTCGGGGGAGGCGGCAACGGAGTCTCTCTTGCTCATGAGCTTCTCTTACAATCTCGGCGCCAACGCGATCGTGGATTATCCGCGTCTGCTCATCTCCGACACCCAGGTCGTCAATCACATTTTCGAGGACGAAGAGATCACGGCGATGTATCAGATCGTCAACGCCAACTTTCAGAGCGGCATGTTTTACTCAGGCCCGGGCGGCACGAATCCGCCGAGCTCGCCGGTCTCTTACCTTCGCGTTGCGGCCTACCTGCTCATGGCGGTTGCGGCCAACAAATCGCGGCTGGCCTCGATCAAGCAGCTCTTGGACGTCAAGCTCGACAGCTCGGACGCCGCGATCCAGATGCGCGACACCGCGAGCCAGTATCTCGAAATGGACGACAACGCGGGTGCGTTCATGATCATCGAGCAGTGCAACGACACTTTCAGCTTCAGCGATCGGTTCTGGAAGACGGTCCAGCGGAGCTCCTCGGTATGAACCAGGGGCTACAGTACGAAATTGCAGCGGTCATGCAGGAAGTTGCTCGTACCGGGCTGCAAGCGTCGAGCGCGACCTTTCAGACACTCAGCAACACCGTCGATGCCTTGGGCCAGGCCGACATGAGCGACTGGGTGAACGTAGCGGGATTGACCAATATTCCCTGCCAGCTCGCGGTTGCTTCGGACTTCCGGCCGGATCAATCGGCGACCCTGCGACAGCCGGAAGGCTTCGAGATTTTGGGGCGCCGGATACTTGAGCTCAACGCCTATTACTCGACCGCCGACATTCGAACCGGCCGCGACTTTTCGGTCTTAGTCGACGGCTTCCGCTACGAAGTGATGGCGGTCGAATCTGATTCAGAGAAACAGGTCACGCGCTGCGCGGTGAGGTTCTGGACACGATGAGGCTCATCGCTCAACTTTCGGGGCTCGATGCGCTGTCGCTCAAGGTGTCTTATCTCATCAATGCCGCGCGGGATGGGTTGAAGCTATCGGTGCCGGAGGCGGCGCAAATGATCGTGCTCGAAGCACAGGCAAACGTTCGAGTTGAAACCGGAAACCTGCGCGAGCATATTCACGCCGAGTCTTTGATCGATGAGCCCGAAACCCAGGTCTTGCAGGTCGCTCCATTTGTCGAGGCGGGCAACAAGTGGGGTTTCGACCCGGCTTATGCGCGGCGCATCGAGTACGGCTTTATCGGCCAGGATTCGCTCGGCCGCAACTACCACCAGGCGGCCCAGCCTTACATGCGGCCCGCGGCTGACACGGTTGGCTCTGACGCGCTTGCCACAATCAAGCAGGGCGTCTACGATCAGCTCGACGCGGCGATGAACCAGAGGGCGGCATAACGTGTGTCTACGCCTTTGGAGCAATTCATCTATGCCGCGCTCGTGGCTGACCCAGGCGTGCAGGCTGCGCTCGGTGAGGATCTTAACGGCCATGTGGCTCTGTATCTGGCTCAGCTTCCTCCAGGGCTCACAGATTCCTACTACCCGGCCGCAACCTACCAGCGCATCTCGACAGTCCCGATCTACACGCATTCGCAAGACGCTGGAACGGCCAACGGCTCGGCGGGCTGGACTCGTTTTCAGTTCACTGTTTGGGCCAAGGCCGCAACCTCGGGAGCTCAGACGGACGCCGCGGCTCGCGCGATTCTCAACGTGCTCGCGAGCTTCAACGGCCAGAATGCCGGGCTGCCCAACGCGCCCAACTTTCTCATGTCGCGGCGAATGCTGGTCGAGCCGCAAGTGGACCCGCCTCTGTTCAAAGCCGAGCTTGATGTCCGCATCTGGTACCAGGACCAATAAAGGAGAGTTTCTCTAATGTCTACGCCGATCGCGCAAGCAGCAATCAACACGTTTTTCCAGATTTCAGACGGCAACTCGCCCGAAACCTTTGTGACCGTCTCGAACGTCGGCGACATTACCGGGCCGACCTTTGGCGCGGCGGTGGTCGACGTGACCTCGCACTCGACCGGCAACCCCTGGCGCCAGAAGATCGTCACCCTGCTCGATCCCGGCACGGTAGCATTTCCTTGCTATTTCGTGCCCAACGACTCCGGCCACCAGCGCTTGCAGGCGATCTTTTTCAATCGCGGCTTGCCGACCTTGCCGCAAGCCAACTTCGACGCGCGGCTCAGCTTCCCCACGGCACCACGAACCATTTACTCTTTCTCTGGCTACTTCGAAAAGTTTTCGATGGACGCCAAGGTTGCGGGTGTCGTGATGGCACAGGTCTCGATGGTCCTGACCGGTGAGCCGGCGATCCCTGGAGTCGATGCCTAAATGAATCCGAGTCCGCAATTCAGTCTGAATAGTGTCGACTGGCGGAAGACGGTTCGCTTTTTGCTAGTTCAGATTGCAGGGCTTTTTCTGACGCTGGGCGTTCCCCATTTGCTGTCTTTCACCTATGTGTACAACGATGTCGACTACACGCCTTACGTGTTGATCGTGGTCAACGCCCTGGCCGAGCTCGCGCGGCGTTTCGTATCAGGTCCGCCGAAAACGTGATACGCTAGTGCGCAATGGAAAATACCGCGCACGATCCTGTTCAGTATCCGACTGTTGTCATTGACGGGAAGCCCATCGAGGTCAAGTTCCGGTGCGGCGACATCATTCGCCTGAAGAAAGAAAAAGAGATCGAGCTCACGAGCCTGGGGCTGAATGCCATGGAATTCTCAGCCAAGGTCGAGCGTATGATGACGCTGCTTTCGGTCGCCGTTTCTCACGCCGTGCAGAAGACGCCCGAAGAGCTGGCCGACCTGTTCGACCTGGCGCAATTGTCGGAGGTCGATCGCGCGCTCGGTGAAGCCATAAAAAAAGCTTTCCCCCAGGCGACGGCGCAATCCACACCGACGACCGTCCAGTAAGCTTCGAAGAGCGCTGGATGGATATGCTTGCCGCGGGAGTGTACGACCTGGGTTTGACCGCGGCCGAGTTTTCCGAATTCACTCCTCGCCACATCGACGCCATGTACAAGCGGCATCTGACGGCGGAATGTCGCCGCATGTTGCACACCCTCTGGTACATGAACGTCCATCGAGACCGGGAAGTAAAACCCGATCCGTTCGCTATGCACGACCTTGTCCCTATCCCGGCCGAGCGAAACGGCCACGCGCAGGACGTGGCGATCGAACGGCAGATTGCGGCCTTTGAAGCCTTCACCCAAAAAGCGGCCCAGCACGGAGTAGCATCGCCCATCAAGAAGTGGGTACCGAATGGCTGATCTTTCCGGGCTCGGCGACCTGGTCATCAGCATCGGCGGTGATATATCGCCGCTCGAAGACGCATTAGGCGAAATCCCTGGCGTTGCGCAAAATGCAGCCACCGAGATTCAGGCAGCCTTCGACGCGTTGCCGTCTGCCGAAGGCACGGCCGGGCTCAATGCTCTCAGCTCCGGTCTTCAGGAAGCCGGCGACCAGGCCTCGGTAGCGTCGGAAGAGTTCAACGCGCTTGAGGACAGCGTCAAAGCGATCGATGAAAGCGCGCAGTCCGAAGGTTTCGGGCAGCTCGCGGACGGACTGAACGAAGCCGGCGACGCTGCCAACGAGCTGGAGTCAGACGTCGAAGGCGCTGGCGAAGCCGTAAAGGAGGCGGCCGACGAAGGCGAGGAAGCCACTGAAAAATTCAAAGAGTGGATCGAGACCGCGGCCGAGATCGCCGGCATCACCGTCTCAATCGAAGCGCTGGTAGAAACGCTCAGCGAGGCTGTTGCGGGATTCGAAGCGGTCCAGCGCGCACAGATCTCGCTTACGGCGCTGACCGGATCCGCCGAGGAAGCCGACCAGACCATCGAGCAACTGAAGACGCTCGCGGTAGGCGATGCGCTTTCATTCCCGGCTCTGTTGACTGCCCAACAGAGGATGCAGGCCTTCGGTATCTCAGCCGAGCAGACGCCGGCCTTACTAATGGCGGCGGCCAACGCAGCGGCTGTTATGGGGACCAGCGTCGACCAGGCCGCAAACTCCATCGATCGCATCGGCGTCTCGGGAGCGGCTTCGGCGCGCATTCTAACGCAGCTCGGTCTATCGACTCACGACCTGGCCACAGCGATGGGCGTGACCGATGACGCGGCCACGAAAGCGTTTAAAGACCTCGATCAGAGCGACCGCCTCAACGTGTTGGTGACGGCGCTACAAAAGTTCCAGGGCGTCGCCGCCGACGTCGCCAGCACTTTAACGGGGCAGTGGCAGAGTTTCAAGACCTCTCTGGAGCTCGCGCTCGAAGGCATTGGCGAATCGATCGCGACTTTGCTAACCGGCGCCGTGCAGCAAGCCCAAACCTCGGTTGTGCCTGGCCTGCAAGCGATCGCGCAAGGCTTCAAGGATCTGGGCGAAATCATTGGGCCGATCATCGGCGGTGCAATTCAGTCGCTCATCCAGAGCTTCGGCGACCTGGCGACGGTCATTGGAAGCACGATGTCCGTGATCGCGCAAGCTATCACGCAGAGCAACAGTTTCAATATCAGCGCGAAAAGCATTGTTTCGACGATCGGCGACGTGACGCCGTGGGGTCTGTTCTCTAATTCCATCCATGAGGCGGCGACTGACATCCAGCTCTTGAACGCTTCGGCTCAGATAGCCGCACAATCGGCGCTCGACATGCAGACCAAGTTCACGAGCGTCACGGCGAGCCTGAAGGATTTCATCGACAAGGAAAACGAGACCGATGATTCGCTGTTACAGGTGCGCACGCAGTTCGACAACCTGAAGCAGGCTGTTTCTGATGCGCAAGACAAGCTCAACCTGGTCCAGCAAGCCTACGACCAGGGCTATGCTTCGGCCGGCCAGTTGGAACAGGCAACCAACGCTTTGAACAGCGCCCAGAAAGCACTGAACGGCACACTGGACACTTCTCACTCCACGATCGCGAGCGTCGCCGCAGACTACGACAACCTGAAGACGGCACTGGCGACCGCACAAGCCAACCTGACAGTGGTCGCAACGGCTTACGCGCAAGGCGTTGCCAGCCTGACCCAGTACACCGACGCGCTCGCGAAAGTCAAGTCGGCGCAAGATGCGCTCAACGGCTCGATGGCTCAGACACCCGCGCAACAGGTCGCCGAAGAATTCGCCAAGCTCCAACAGAACCTGGTCGACGCGCAGAGCCATCTCCAGGCGGTCAGCGATGCGCTTAAGAACGGCCAGGCCACGATGGGGATGTATCAGTCTGCCGTTTCAGCGGTAAATTCCGCGCAGCAAGCCTTGAGCGGCACGATTCAAGCCAGCACGACGGCCGTATCCAGTTCCCAGGCCAAGATTATCGATGTCGCCCAAGCACTCGCGCAACAGGCGACTGCGACGACGGCGGTCAGCACAGCGACCAGCAACTTTGTGGGACCTGTGCAGGCCACGGGGGACGCCATTCAGGTCTTTGCGGGAAATAGCCAGAACGCGGCCGCGGCCATCAACCAGATGCAGCTCGGCATCCAGGTGCTGAATGGATCTGTCCCGACTCTCGGGAGCGCCTTCGATGCGACTAAGGTCACGATCATTGGGCTCGACAACGCATTCAAGCAGACGGCCGCCGATTTACAGAATTACATCAACGGGACCACTCAGGCGATCGCGGCCAACAGCGACCTCGAACAGTCGATCGAGGACGTGACCGCCGCGGCGGAAGCGCAAGACCAAGCCTTCCAGGACACGCTCGACGCCATGGATGCGCTGTCAGCCAGCGCGAATGTAACTGGATTCGGGCAGGGCGGCGGCGGAACGGCTCAGCTTCCCGCCGGCGCTCAGATCTCGAACATCACGCCTGGTCCGATGGGCGGCGCTTCGGCCGATACCGGCTTTCACACGCTCGATCCCTGGCAAGCGACGCTGAACGCCTTGCAGTTCGCTGCACAGGCAAACGCGCTCGCGGGACAAGGCCAACAAACGGCCGCGACTTCGTTGACCACTGCGGCCGATACCTTGCAGACGGCCGCTGATTCGACCGATGCGGCGGCGAAAGCTGCTTTGATCGGCGCCAACACGACCACGCAGGCGGCCCAGGATCTCATCACCGCAAACGACGCGATCTCGGCATCGAGCCTGAATGCTGCCACTCTATCTGCAAACGCGATCGTCGGAGCGGGTCAGATTCTCGCCAACGCCGCAACCGAGGCGAGCACCTCACTGACTGAAGCCGCATCGTCGGTGTTGACGGCATCTTCGGTTGTGACGCAGGCGGCTACCGCGGCCGCGGCCGCAGTCGGTGCGACGGTCAGCGCGAGCACCTTTACGCTCAATCAGCCGGTCATAGCGCCTACCACTACTGCGACCGGACCGGCCGGTGCGACGACGTTCACGCCCTTTGGCCAGACGCCATGGACGCCTGGCTTTGAAAGTACGGTCGGCAACACGGGGCCCCAGGTCAACGTGACACTGAACGCGGGCTCGGTCGTGGGCTCGAACGGGATGAATGAGCTCAGCCAGGTCCTGATGAATCAACTGCTCTCGACTCTGTCGAGCATGGGTCTCAGAATGGTAAGAACATAATGTCGAAACTGGATAATGCCGTCAATTTCGGGAAAGTCACGGTCTTAAATCCCTACGGTTCTGGAAATACCAGCATCGTTTTGCAGGCCGGCCAGGGTGCATTGTTGCCCACCGCGCCCTTTAACGTGGTCTGGTGGAATTCGGCGGTTTATTCCGATCCATCGGACGACCCGAACGTCGAGATCGTGCGCGTAACGGCGGGTGGCGGCGGGGGCGGCGGCGATACCCTGACCGTCACCCGCGGTCAAGAAGGCACGGCTGCGACCGCGAAGAACACGGCGGGGGGAATCTACAAGATGGCCGCTGCTTTCACGGCCAAGGTTCCGAACACCGATCTATACAACGCTTTCGACGGCGGCGGCTTTCATGGCCGGATGCCCAACCCGAGCTGGCCGAAGGCCTATGTCAACAACACGGTGAACGGCAACAACGACGTGTACACCGTTCCGACTGGCAGAATAGCCGTGGTTTTCGGCCTCACGGTTGCTAATTTCGGCGCAAACAACCCGAATTACTATGTCCAGTTCAAAACGGGCGGCACGTACTATCAATGGACGACGGCGGCCGCCGTGGGCGCATCGCCGTCGAACGCGGCCAATGTTTTTGTGGGGATGATCTGTCTGCTCCAAGGCGAGATCCTGTCGCTGCACGCCGATGCTACCGGAATGTCGGCCTGGTTCAACGTCATCGAGTTTGACTCGGCTACTACCGATATCACGCGCGGCCTGATCACTTCGCTTTCGAACGGAAGTAACACGCTGCACACCGTCGCGAGCGGCAAGACGGCGCGCATCATGCCGCAGATGTTCGCAGCTTCAGCCGTCAACGTCGGCTCTGGCGGGGTGCAGGTCTTCAACGCGAGCGGTGGAGCAATCACGCTCATTTTCTACGCCGTGCCGAGCGGCGGCTCGACGGGCGTGACCAATGAATTCTGGACGGCCGCGCCTGGAAACCTGGTGAACACGAATGCCTTTTTGCCAGGCAACCTGACGGCCGGCGATTTCATTGTCGTCAACACTTCCACCGGCACGGCTACGCAAACCGCGATGGTCGTGCTGATCGAGCAATAATGATCTACGGTTACTCGGCGATCGGCGCGCCCGAGCTCGGCGGCCGGTTCGTTCCCATCACTCCGTTCACGCCACCGGTCACCCAGCGCTTCACGCTCGCGATCGCTGGCGTCGACCGAAGCACGTTGATGCTGGCGAACACGCTCAAGCTGATGAACAATCTCAGCCAGACCTCCACCTGCACCTTTACGCTATGGGACCCGACTTCAAGCTTCCGGCCGACCATCGGTCAGGAGATTGATGTGTACTCGAACACGACCAAGGTCTTCGGCGGCCTGGTGACCGCGGTCGACGAGACGGCGTTTTCCTCCAAGCGCGGTATCGTGTGCGGCGTGACGGCTTCCGGCTGGGATGTGTTGCTCGACCGGCGCGTCGTCGGCGGCTGGTTTCCTTCGCAGCTTCTGAGCGGTTTGACCACCATCGTTTCGAATCTCGTGACTACGTTTCTGTCGGCGGATGGGATCGTTTACAACTCAGTGGACGGCGATCCAGGGATCACGCTCGGGGACGTGCTCATCAACTGGGTCACGGCGCGCCAGGCCTTCTCGCAGCTATCCAGTCTGACCGGCTGGGACTTTAATCTCGACTACAACAAGACGCTGCGCTTTTTTCCGCCCGGCACGGCTTTAGGGAACGCGCCATTCTCGATCCACGACAACGACGGCAACTGGCTTGCCGAAGGAACGGCCGGCTCAGTTCCCGGCGCCATGGGCGCGAGCTCGATGATCGTCAAGACGCTAAGCGGCTTGTACCGCAATCGGGAATACGTGCGGTCGAGCTCACAGAACACGCCGCTCTGGGTCGACACTTTCTCGGCGACCATACCGGGGCCTTATCCGCGCAGTCCGCAACCACCAGGCGGCGGCCGCCGGGCGTTTATCACGCTCTTCCCTTTGACGGCTCAACCGATCATCGTCATCAACGGCGTGCAGGTCGCGGTCTCGCGTATCATCACCCTGAACCAAATCGGGAGCGCCGCACCTTCGTCCTGGGACTGGTATTGGATTCCTCCGCAAGGCTTTCCAACCGGCGGAAACGGCGTGTTTCAGAATCCCTATAACACGGCGTTAGCAACGACCGATGTCCTGGTGGTCGAGTACGCGACCAAGCTACCGCCTGTGACCGTGGTGACCTGCCCGGCACAGATCGCGGCTCGCGCGGCCGCCGAAGGCACCTCAGGCTATTACGACGCCGTGGACGACGCTCCGAACGTCACAGAGCCTGTCGATCTCACCCAATTCGCCACGGCGATCTTGAACCGCTTCGGCTGCACCAACGGCCTGCAAGTGCAGGTCTTGTTCTCCACCATTCGAGACGGCCTCTTTTGCGGGCAACTGATCAACATCAACACCTCGACGCCGCTGGTTTCGAATCAAAACTTTCTCATCTCGCAGATCCGCGGCACGGAAGTCGACAAAGACCATATCCGCTACGACGTGACCTGCGACCTGGGTGCCTACATGGGCAACAATCCCCAGCAACTGTTTGCCGAGATGATGCAGCGCACGCAGCTCCCGCAAGCGACCGCGCTAAATCAGTACACTTTCCAGCTTGCCCAGACCTCCAGTGGTTCCTTCGGCGGCATTCAAAACGGCAGTTTTGTCGTCCAGCACCAGCAAGAGCTGGTCCTGTACATCTCGGTCTCGACCACCTTCACCGCGAGCCAATCCAACGTGATCTGGCAACTGCTCATCAATTCGGTCGGCAGTCTGTTCGTCACCTTCAATGCGGGCGACACCGGCGAAAAGCGCGCCTATCAGCCGGCCGGCCAGACGCCCATCAAGCTGAACGCCGGTGATCTGTTGCAGACCGAGCATTCTGGCAATGCGGATTCGAGCCTTCAGTTCGTCAACTTCACGGTGGTCACGGCGATTCTGGTAGCCTAGTTATACGCGCTCTCGAAGCGCAATCCCCACGATCGAAAGGAAAGCGCAAAATGAAAAAGTTCTTTTTCTTGGTGACCCTGGCCGTTGCCGCCCTGGCCACGGTCGGCCAGATTCGCCATTCTTCCAACCCGTTGACTGTGAACGGGAACACACTCTCCACCATCCAAAACGACTGGCCTGCGCCAGTTTGCCCGCCTGACTGTAAGGAACCTCTCGCAAAAAGGTAGGCGCCGGTACCTGCTTCTTCCGGCCTCCTAAATGCCAGAAGGCTCTGAGCGCTTTCAGTTCACCGAGCGGGACCTGCTAATCCAACTGAGGTCCGATGTAAAGAACCTCACAGAGGAGAGCCGGCGCGTCGCCGCGACCATCGTCGCGGATCTGAAAGACCACGAAGCCAGGCTGAGAGTTCTAGAAAACTTTCGGTGGTACATTATTGGCGCGGCCGGCGTCTCTGGGTTTTTCGGTTCGTGGATCGCAAGAGCCATCTGGCATTGACAGTTGCGCAGTTGCGCTGTTTCGTGATAGAGTCATCCCGATGACGAAGCTCGTCAA